TGCCCCTCTCGGGGCACCACGGTGCTGATATGCAGCGCCAGCGCTGTCGGGGAATGCAGTGCATTCTCTCCGACCCAACTTCATACAGGAAGTGCGGAGCTCCAATGGATGTCAGAACGAGGAATACTCATGTCAATGAGTACGATACCGTACGTAAGTACGGCGATCGAGAGAATTCTCTCTCTCATCTCACTCTGACCGGACGTCAGCGAACTGAGTCCGAAGGTCACCCGTTTTCCCGTATCGGGAAGACAGGTGAGGATATTGGCGGGAACTTTCAGACGGAGCGTTACTACGCCCCGCGACCAGGCGGATTCTTCGAACTTGGTTCGAAGACCTCCCGTTACTGGTCTGGACCGCTCTGGGGTGCGGCGCCACCGGCGCTCGTTACCTCAGTTGCGGATCCTTCTGAGAGTATGTGGCGATTGCATAGTAGGTGTTCTTCAGCTGATGTTTTATCTCAGCGTGGGACTACTGCTATCGCAAACACTACTCCTACCAATCCTGCATTCTCCGCTGCTGCCGCTCTCGGCGAACTGAGGGAGGGACTTCCGTCCCTCCCAGGAAAGTCAGTTCTCAAAGGGAAGGGTCATCCAAAAGGAATTGCGGATGAGTACCTAAACTTTGAATTCGGCGTAAAGCCGATGCTGAGTGATGGTCGCAAGCTCGTGGAAGCTCACAAGAAATCTGAGAAGATTCTTGCACAGCTTTACCGCGATTCTGGCCGTCTGGTCAGAAGGAGATTCACCTTTCCATCCGAAGAGACTACAACTACTAAAGTTACCCCCGAGGTTTATCCTTGGGGGCAGCTGCAGCAGGCGTACCTCTTTGGCAGGGGAACCCTTGTAACCACTATCAAGGAAACCAAGAAGTACTGGTTTTCCGGTGGTTACACCTACTTCTTTCCGAAGCAGGAAGGGTGGCATCGAAAGATTGCCGAGCTTGAGAAGGTCTATGGCGTCATACCTGACGCTGCGGACCTTTGGCAGCTCACCCCGTGGAGCTGGGCTGTTGACTGGGTGTCAAACACTGGAGATCTTATCCAGAATATGACTTCTTTCTCCCAGGACAGCCTTGTCTTGCGTTACGGTTACATCATGTGTCGTACAGACTACGAAGTGACCGATACGTGGACAGGAGATCTCAAGATAGGTCCGGCTTGGAGCCGGACCGAGATCTCATCTCGTTGGCGCTACGTTTCAAAGCAGCGCCTTCAAGCGACACCGTACGGATTTGGCTTTACCGGGTTTGATTTCTCTACCCGGCAGAAGGCCATCATCGCAGCCCTTGGCATATCCAGGAGCGGCAAGTAGCATTCGCTACTACTCACAACTCAACAACAACTGAATATCACATTCAGAGTCTGGAGCTTTGCCATGTTTTCTGATCCTCAGTCCGTCTCGGTCAGTGGTTCCGCGAAGTCGCTTCCGCGCGTTAGCGTTGGAGCGAATACCGCCTCTTATAAGAGTGCGGACGGGAACCTGACGTACACGATCTCGCATTCCTACGGGAAGCGCGTGCGTCGTAACGTTCGACTGGACTTCCGCAAGGTTGCCGCCGATCCTCTTCTGGACGGCGTCTCTCGCCCTTATTCGATGTCTGCGTACATTGTGGTCGACCACCCTGACATTGGTTTTTCCAATGCTGAGATGGAGGCTAACACTAAGGCGCTCATCGATGAGCTGGCCGAGGCTGGCACTCTCACCAAGATCTTTGGTGGAGAGAGCTGACCTAGGCTACTTGCGGATGTGGATCCGGAGGGGGGTGTCTTTTCTCGTGGACCCAATCACCTTAACTACTAGTTCCGAAAGGAATCAAGCGGTCTTTGGCGGTCGGGACGAACACCACGAATGGAGATACCCCTCTCTGGTGACACATGCTGTTGTGATGAAGCTGGCGCAGTGCCATGTGACTCGCTTAGCCTATATGAAAGGCGGGAGCCAATGGAACAACTGCTAGAGCTCTGGCAGAAGGCCCTTGTTGAACTTGGGGCCAGATGTGACTGCAACAGCACCACCCACGATGTTAAGACCGTCGTGGGGCGGTTGAAGCACGAGGGTAATTCGTTTTTCACGATTACCCTTCCCTCTTTTGGAAAAGACTTCGAAAAAAGTCTGGACCAAGGTGGGATCTCAGCGGACCTCTTCAGAGGCTGGGCCAAGCATCCCGGTCTAGAGGAACCGAGGGTCCCCCGATTTTTGTCGGGGTTCCTTGAGCGTGTCTTCGATCGTAGGACTGGTCGATTGCTCGATGAGCCGGACGATGATGCGGTATTCGCCGTACGTCAGCTTTCGCTGATGTTTGCGAAAATTCTTCTTCCCTGCAGTGATGCTAGGGTCGAAGCCGCTATCCAAAGCTACATCGAGTGTGAGCAGGAAGTGAGACGAAGCGACGCTCAGGTGCCCTCCAACTTGTTGGAGGAGTTCCAAAAGGCGTCGTCGATCATGTACTCCGGGGTGTTCCAGCAGGTAGACGAAGACGTCTACTATGGCAGGATCGTCCCAAAGCATGGTCCGGGAGCTACCGCTGACCGAATCAAGGGCAACCTGAAATTCGATCAAACCGAATGGACTGACCGTTTGGAGAGAATTTTCCCATTTGGGGAATTCCTCGTTCCGAACTACAGGTACCATTTGGAGGTCCTCTCCCGTGTCTCTTTCCTCGAACCTGGAGCCGAACGGCCCGTCAGGGTTATTACGGTTCCTAAGACGCTCAAGACTCCACGAATCATTGCTGTCGAGCCTACCTGCATGCAATATGTGCAGCAAGGACTGATGGCAAAGTTCGTGGGATACCTCGAGTCCGAAGAGATTCGGACCACTCGTGGTATCCATGTCCGTAACCATGGTTACGGATACGTCGGATTTGAGGACCAATCTCCCAATCGGGAGATGGCCCGAATTGGCTCCCTCACGGGTAGCCTTGCTACACTCGATTTGAGTGAAGCATCCGATCGAGTCTCGAATCAGCTCGTACGCCTGATGTTCGAGCACTACCCCCACCTCGCGGAGGGGGTTGATGCTTGTCGCAGTCGGAAGGCTGATGTGCCTGGTCATGGCGTTATACGCTTGGCCAAGTTCGCGTCGATGGGTTCAGCACTCACGTTCCCTGTTGAGGCCATGGTGTTTTCTACCGTGGTCATGATGGGGATCGCTCGTGTGCTCAATCGCCAGGTGTCTGTGGAGCTCCTTGAGGAGTTCCGCGGGCAGGTGCGCGTGTACGGTGACGATATCGTCGTTCCGTCCGCGTATGCAGTACCAGTTTCCCAATTGCTCGAAACTTTTGGGTTTCGAGTAAATCGGGGCAAGTCTTTCTGGACAGGTATGTTCAGAGAGTCTTGTGGAAAGGAATACTTCCGAGGGCGCGACGTGTCTATCGCGCGCGTCCGGAGAATGCTCCCTTCCGAACTGGCCCACGTGGAGGAGATTATCTCGACTGTTTCGCTTCGGAACCAGCTATACATGCTGGGACTGTGGCAATCAGCGAAGTATCTCGACGACATCCTGGTGCGTGTTCTTAAAGGACACTACCCAAGGGTCGAAGAGACGTCTCCTGTGCTTGGCCGTGTAAGTGTAGCCTTTGGGTATGAAACCCAAAAGCTTCATCCTACACTCCATTCTCCCCTGGTTAGGGGATGGGTGGAACACTCTCGGCCTCCGGCTTCGCCGTTGACTGGAGTGGGTGCCTTGCTCAAGTGTTTGCTGAAACAAGGCGAAGAGCCGTTCGCTGACAGCAGACATCTCTCACGTGGAGGACGTCCTGATGCCGTCAACATCAAGCTCAGGAACGGTCAGCCATTTTAGTGGCTGATTCGGCTTAGCCGAAACGAGGGGGCCCGATGGCCCTCCCGGGAATTGGAGA